CCCTAACCGCGCCCGATAGGGTATATTTGAACGTAGTCGAAAGAGACTATCCCATCTGAAAGGAAACACTAATGCCCGAAGACTCCGATCGGCAGCGTTACTCGCCGAGCAATCCAGGTCCTGTCGGACACTCATTCTCGCGCTACATCACCAAGAATCACGGCCACGAGTTCCCAGAGGGGCACGGCGTTACGCCGGCCATTGCCCAGGCTCTGTTCACGTACCACAACGACTGGCAGCGTTGGCGCAATGGCGATGGCTCTGTTGACGAGTCGGGCCTGAACGAGTCGCAGCGCGAGAAGGCGGCTGCTGTTGCCGCTCGTGAGGCCGCCAAGGCTGAAGGCTCTGCCGAGCGCGAAGCCAAGAAAGCTACTCGGGAAGCCGAGAAGCAAGAGCGTGCGGCAAAGCGTGAAGCAGAAGGCGCTGAGAAGGAAGCCCGCAAGGCCGAGCGTGAGCGTCAAGCCCAGGAAAAGCGTGAGGCCAAGGAAGCAGAGCGCGCTGAGAAGGCGGCTGCTGCCGAATCCAAGAAGGCAGAACGCGAGGCTGCGCGTGAGCAAAAGGAAGCTGAAGCCGAAGCAAAGCGGCAAGCCCGTGAGGACGCCAAGGCAGCCAAGGTTGCCGCAGGTGAGGATGCGGACGAGGACGACGACGATGTTGACTCCGATGCAGATGAGACGAATGATGAAGACGACGAGGCCCCAGCCGTCGGTCGTGCAAATCTCCGTGATTCCAAGCGGGAGTCCCGACTGCGCACACGTCCCGAGGCTGACTCTGTAGGCGTTTCGCAGGCCAGCTTCTGACCGAGTAACAGGCCACACCAGGTAAGAGTGGGATAGATCCTTGGGCATTATAGTGGGCCCCACCGCCTGTTACTCCCCAGAACCGGGCGGGCAGCCTAACATCCCCCTGTGCATCTGCCCGCCCGAACCGCTGCTAATGGTGGTCAAGCAGTTAACTGATTCCACCCGGGCATTTCGGGTAGCCTTGGGCTAGTGGGGACTAGTCAATATCAGGCCAAATCCATGGGCATCCTTGTGCGACTCATAATCGAACCGGAAACCCCTGTCCATGGGTCTTGGTGAATGGCCGGTAGAGATGCTTGGTTGTTGAACTCCCGGCCATTCTCCAAGACAGCAACAACAGGGAAAGGACTTTGACCTTGTCGCAAGAACTTCCGTTACTCCGCCAGTCGGAGCGTTCTGCATTCATGCGCTGCCCACAGGCCTGGTACTGGGGTTATGTTGAGGGGTTGACTCCATTAGCAGAGAAGAAAGACCTCGCAGATTGGGGAACGCTGTTCCATGAAGCTCTGGCTGAGTACTACATACCAGGCACGGTTCGTGGCCCGCACCCGGCTGATACTTGGGATAAATTGGCCAAGCATCATGTCGCCACGATTAAGACGATGGCTCTTGATGAAGCAGAAGTTGCTACATGGGAAGATTTCCATGAGCTTGGACTCACGCTGGCTGAGGCTTACGTTGATAAGTATAAGGGCGACCCTCACTGGGACATTTTGGATTCTGAACGCCGCTTCACTGTCACTATTCCTGACGTTCGCATACCACCAACAATCGTTGACGGTAAAAAAGGTTATACACCTATCTGTACTCTTGTCGGCACTTTCGATCTGTGCTACCATGATCTTAACGATGGACAGGTCAAGATGGTGGACCACAAGACAGCAGGCCGGATATTCTATGATCATCTCAGCCTTGATCCGCAAGCATCGACCTATATCGCCGTGGCGACGTTCGCCCTCCGAGAACAAGGATTGATCGGCCCCAAAGAGGTTGTCAAGGGGATGGAGTATAACTTCATAAAGCGGGCTAAGCTAGATGAGCGCATCCGCGACCCCGAAGGGCGAGCGCGGAACAAGCCGCAGAAGAAACATTATTTGCAGGCATTAGCTGACGATGCTGATGCTGGCGAGTACCCGCTCAGCGACCAAGAGATCAGAGATTACGCTAAGCTGAAATTGGACGAGCTATCTGATGAATGCGATCGCCTAAAAGTAGGGCCAGTGTACGGCGAAATCAGTGCCGACCAGAGCAACGATAACTTTTATCGGCACTGGGTGCCGCGTTCTCCCAAGGAGCGCAATCGGCAAATCGTACGCATATCGCAAGAGGCGTCGGTCATGGCTAAGGTTGCGGCCGGCAAACTACCAATACTTAAGAACACCACCAAAGAGTGCAAGTGGTGCAAATTCTTCGACCTATGCGAACTAGATGAGGCTGGCGAGGACACCGAATACTTTAAGTCAACTGTGTACAAAAAGAATGACCCATACTTTGATCACCGACCAGACGCTGTCAACTCCAAGAAGCTCAGTGAAGTAGAGGCGGCAACAATATAATGGTAGCAAAGCTAAAAGACAAGGGGATGCTAGAGGTCAAATCGCTTAGGAAACGTGCCATGCAAGTGGCCGGCTTAGGCAGATGTGCTAAGCATGATGCTGACTTCATAGTTGAACACTGTGACGAGATCATAGCGAGGATTGATAAAATGAAGGAACTGCCCACAGACAATAGTGATCGGGGCAACTTGTGGTAAACCGTGTTGTGCCCGGCTCTATGGGCAGGTATAGCCCAGGTACAGTTGACGACAATCTTGTTGAGTTCGCGCTATTTGGCTTAGCCCGCCAGGACCAGTTCCCTATGTGGCGAGCCATGGACACAACTAAGCCGATTTTGGACTTGGGCCCTGGCGCCAAACTGGTACATAGCGCAGAGCGCCTGGATAGGCCCAAGTACTGGTTCGACGCGCACCGTATGCCGATCCAGTACGATGGTGACAACCCTATTCATATAGCCAAACTACCACACAAAGACAATAGCTGTGGCGGGGTAGTCGCAGTACATGTGTTAGAACACCTATTTGATCCCCGTGAAATTATGCACGAGTGTATTAGAGTGTTGGCGCCTGGTTGTCCATTTAACATCGTAGTGCCCGATGCTGACTCGCAGGTGTTTAAGCAGGATATTGACCACAAGACAGCATTCTGTTTAGATACATGGAAGACTTGGCTGGACAATGGTGGGTACTACGACAATGATGCACCTGCCAAGGTGCGGCTAGGAGTCAACTTCAAGTTCGCAATCAAAGATGGTAACGAGATCATTGTAACGCAATTGATTAAGGAGAAATAGTGGCTGATCTGCCTAGTAGTATTATCGGCATCCAGGACGAGGATGAACATGTTAACATCTTGGTTTATGCGGACAGTGGTGTTGGTAAGACCGTTTTTGCTGGTTCCGATGATGATGTTTTGTTCGTCGCTCCTGAGGACAATGGAACGCTATCCGCGAAGCGTTTTGGTAGCACCGCGAAGAAGTGGAAAATCCACGGCTGGGACGATATTGTCGCAGCTTATGATTGGCTCTACAGCCTAGATGTCATCCCATTCAACTGGGTAGTATTAGACTCTTTGACTGAAATGCAAGACATGTGCATGCGCAAGGTTTTGGATGAGGCTTTGGAGATCAATCCTAGCCGCGACCCAGACCTACCGCTTATCGGCGATTGGCAGCCGTACTACAACAGGTTCCAGCGTCTGGTAAAGGCATTTGGTAGCTTGCCCGTCAACATCCTTTACACTGCACTGCAGATGGAAGAAGAAGATGAAGAGGGCGAGAAGGTTGTTCTGCCAATGCTACAGGGCAAGGGCACTCAATACTCCAAGAAAATTTGCGGGTTCATGACTAGCTTTGGTAACATGCGAGTCGTGCGCAAGCAGGTTGGCGCCGAGGATGGTGAAAAGAAATTTGAAGAGTACCGCCGAATTCAGTGGCGAGCAAGCAAATCTGTCATGGCAAAAGATCGGACTCGCTGTCTCGAACCAGTTACAATTATTGGAGAAGGCAAGCTGGGAGGTCTCAAAGATATTAGAGAACTTCTTGAAGCAGGTCCACCACAGCCTGCTGCCGGACGAGTACCTCCACGCAAGACTAGTGGTGGGCTTAAGATACAAGAATCAGAAGATGACGACGAGCAGCCAAAGCAGCAACGCGTCAGCTTGGTCAGCGCAAATTCGGGAGAGGATGAATAGTAATGGGTCGTG